CTGGTCCTGCGTTGATGGCTGGCGGTGGTTTGTCGTTGTTGAGCAACCAGTAGGTGCGTGGTGCGTGGTGCGTAGGGTTGGTGCTACGGCGCTGTTGTTGAGTGTTTCGGCTGTGGTGTGTGCTGCCTTCATGGTTTGGGGTTTGGGTCGGACGTTACAATCGTTGTTCGAGTAGATGAGCACGATCACTAAGTTCGTTGTGGCCGTGACAGGCTTGTTGGTGGCGGTTGGTACGTTGATTGGAACGATTAGCATGAATCTTGGTCGGTCATCGAAGCCTGAAGGGGTTACTATCATTTTGAATAGCCCTGAGGCGTATGCTGAGTTCCTTGCGGATCATCCTGGGTGATGAGCCGTCTGGGTGAGCTGCGTCAGGAAGCGGAGTGGAGGAAGTGTGGAAGAGATGAGTCGTACTTCTTGCGTAAGTATTGGCATATTGCTCATCCTGCTCATGGTCGAATTCTTTTTGATCTTCGGGATGCCCAGTCTTTCGCTTTGAGCCATTGGGCGGATAACCGTTATTCGTTGACGTTGAAGGCCCGTCAGATCGGGTGGTCTACGTTGGTGGCTGCTCACCAGTTTTGGTTGGCGTTTTTTCATGCGGATCAGAACATTATTGATTTGTCGCGTACTGAGCGTGAGGCTGTTCAGTTGTTGCGGAAGACGAAGTACGGGTTTAAGCATTTGCCTGGGTGGATGGTGGAGCGTGGCCCGAGGCAGCTTGTTGAGCATCAGCAACGCATGTTTTTCGGCAATGGTTCTCAGATTGTTTCGATGCCGTCTGCGTCTGATCCTGCGCGTGGTGAGTCCGCCACGCTTATCGTGGTGGACGAGTGGGCGTTTTTGCCGAATCCAGAGGAGGCGTGGTCCTCTATTGAACCTGTCGCTGACGTGGGTGGCCGTATTATTGGTTTGTCTACGGCGAATGGGTCGGGAAACTTTTTTCATCATTTGTGGACGGGGGCCAGCACGGGGAACAACAAGTTCGAGTCGATGTTTTTTCCGTGGTCTGCGACTGAGGATCGTGGCCCGTCTTGGTACGAGGAGAAGAAGCAGTCGATGCTGCCTTGGCAGTTGGCTCAGGAGTATCCGACGACGCCTGAGGAGGCGTTTGTGCGGTCGGGTAACCCTGTGTTCGATTTGGATGTGTTGGACGACATGATGGTTCGTTGCCGACCTGGGTTGTCGGGGTATTTGCATGAGTTGTCGCCCAGGTCTGTAGAGTTCAGGTCGTGAGTTTGGAGGTTTGGTGTAAGCCTGAGTCCAACCATGCTTACGTGTTGGGTGTTGATACGGCTGAGGGTTTGGGCCATGGCGATTATTCGTGCATCCAGGTGTTGGATGTGAGCACGGGCGATCAGGCGGCGATATGGCACGGCCATATTCCGCCTGACGAGCTGGCTGCTGAGGTGTTCAGGGTTGGTTTGTGGTATCGGGATGCGTTGTGCTGTGTGGAGTCGAACAATCATGGTTTGACGACGATTACGATGTTGCGCCAGTTGGGGTATCCTCGCATGTTTCGTAAGCGGTCGTTGAACCAGGTGACTTCCAAGGTGTCGATGGAGTTTGGTTGGCGGACGACACGCACGTCGAAGCCTTTGATGATTGACGATTTGGGGATGGCGTTGCGTAACGACGAGTTGCGTCTGTATGACCGTCATACGGTCGGGGAGTTGCGGACCTTTACCCGCAATGAGCGTGGCAGCATGTCGGGGTCGCCCTATGACGACAGGGTGATGGCTTTGGCGTTGGCGAACCAGATGAGGAAGTACGCTCACGCCCCCGAGTATGTGGATCAGCCTGATGATTATTGGACAGTTGAGTGGTTTCGCAGGCTTGCCGTTGCCGATGACGCTGATTCCTCCTTATACAGGATTGGTGCGAACAGCGTCCGTGGGACACCCTGACCGCTGTTTGTAGACATGTCTATTCATTTCACCCAGGAGTATTTTTATGGCGAAGAAGTTCGTTTCGTTCACTAGCGGTACCACAACCGTTGACGGCCCGAAGGGCCAGAACAACAAGATGGAGCGTGGTGGCTCTGTGTCAGCGAACCCTATTTGGGAACCTGGTGGCCCCAGTTCACCCAAGCAGCGGTTTGATTCACCCAAGGTGAACAACCAGACGGGCGGTTACGGCGAAATTTCGGTGCGTGACACTCCGTTCAACCAGCATGGCGAGACGGGCAAGGTTGAGCCTGCTTCTAAGCAGCCGTAGCGGTGGCGGTTCTGCCACCTGATGCCACATTTGATGATTTCGTTTCGTATACGGAATCTGTTCGGGGGCCTGTGGGTTCGGATGAACTCGCAGACCTTTGGTTGTGGCGTCAGAAGCTCCTGACTTTGCGTGTTGACACGAAGTCGGGTTACCGTTCCCAGTTGCCTGCCGACGAGCAGCATTTGTCTCGCCGCGAGTTGGGGGACAAGCGGTATCAGGAGGCGAAGTCTCAGGGCCGCAATATTGAAAGGTTGCCTGATAGGGCGATGTTCTGATGCCTCGTAAGACTCGTAGTGAACTTTTAAGCGATTATCAGCATCGGCTGGACCTGTCGCGCCGTTGGCGCGACGAGGAGGGCCATGACAGGACGTGGCGTCGCCTAATCGACATGTATAGGGGTAAGCATTGGCCTCGTACTACGACAGCGGAACGCGATTTGATCGCTGTCAATTTGTCGTTTTCTACGGTGAATGTGATTGCGCCTTCGGTGGCGGTGAACCATCCGAAGATCGTTGTCAGGGCGAATCATCCTGGCGATGAGCCGAACGCTTCGTTTGTTGAGGCCGTGGTGAACCATTTGTGGCGGCATCACGATTTCCGCAAGCCGTTCCGTCGGTCTGTCAAAGATTTTCTGATTCTTGGGCACGGCTGGTTGAAGGTTGGTTGGCGGTTTGTCGAGCAGGAGCGTTCCTTAGGTGAGGGGGAACGGGAAGAGATCTTCGAGCAGGCTGTTTCCGAGGCCAACATGTTCGCCTTTGAGGAGCCTTTGATGGCTTCGGATTTGCCGACCGATGGGGAGATCGAGGCGAATCTGCCGATGACGCAGATGACGATTGTGGAGGATCAGCCGTTCGTGGAGCGGGTTTCGCCGTTCGACATGTTCGTGGATCCTGAGGCGACGTGTATTGAGGATGCGGCGTGGATTGCTCAACGCATCGTGCGTCCCTTGAAGGAAGCGCAGGACGACAAGCGTTATTCGCCTTCTGTGCGTAAGAGTCTGAGTGCGAATGCTGGCGTGAACCCGATGTATTCGGACGGCTATTACGAAGACAAGTTGGAGCGGTATGTGGAGGATGACCGTGTGGTCATCTGGGAGTATTACGACGTGCCGTCGAACACGATGGCGGTGTTTGCCGACCAGGACGACGGTTTCTTGGTGCCGCCTACGGTGATGCCGTATGCGTTCGGGCAGCCGTTTGTGATGCTCCGCAACTACGATGTCCCCGACGTGTTCTACCCGATTGGGGATTTGGAACCAATCGAGTCGCTGCAACTGGAACTAGACAAGACACGTTCGCAGTTGATGAACGACAGGAAGCGTTACGCCCGCAAGTATCTGTACCATGAGCGTTCGTTCGGCCCTGAGGGCCGCGAGGCTTTGGAATCAGACGACGATGGTCGCCTGGTGCCTGTGGTGGACGAAAACAAGCCTTTGTCTGAGGTTGTGGTTCCGATGCCGCAGATACCGATTTCGGGCGACATTTACGCGTACTCGAACATTATTGAGGATGACATCAACACGGTGTCGGGCATTTCGGAGTACGCCAGGGGCGCTATGCCTGAGATTAGGCGTACCGCGACTGAGGCGAGTATTATCGCTGACGCCCAGAACGCCAGAGCTGCCGACAAGTTGGCTTTGATCGAGATCGCCATTTCACATATTGGACGCCGCGTGCTGCAACTCATTCAGCAGTACATGACGGGTGAGGCAATGGCCCGCGTTTCCCTGAAGGGCGGCGAATCAATGTATGTCCCCTACACGAGGGAAGAAATCTTAGGGGAGTACGACTTCACCGTCGAGGGCGGTTCGACGCAGCCGATCAACGACACGATTCGCAAACAGCAGGCAGTGTCTTTGATGAACGCCATTGCACCTCTGATCGGAACGGTGATTGATCCGACGGCGTTGGCGATGCACGTTCTTGAAGAGGGATTCGACGTGAAGGATCCGATGAAGTTTTTGATACAGCAGCCGCAAACCCCAGAGCAGCAGGCAGTCGCTGGTGAAACGCCTCCGCCTCCCGAGCAGCCACCGCCGATGCCCGACATGGGGAACACGCCTATACCGCAGGGACCAGACATGGGGGCGTTTGCACCCACTGGCGGGGTCCCGCCCGAATTGTTGGCGCAGCTTCAAAACCAGATGGGTTTGGAATTACCTGCGCTTTGACCCACGGTGGGACAGTCCCGCTGTGACTATTAGGAGCAACCATTAGGACTCCCAGGAGGCAGAAGTGCCCGAAGAAAACATGGAAGCAACAGAATCCGAATCAACGGACAACCTGGAACTTTCAGCAACAGAACCGACAGAAACCAGTGGCTACACCGTCAAAGTTGATGGTGACGAGCATCAGGTCAGTCTTGAGGAACTGCAAGACGGCTATCAGCGACAAGCGGATTACACCCGTAAGACGCAGGAGTTGGCAGCCGAACGTCAGCGTTTACAACAGGCAGAAACCATCGTGTCGGCTTTAGAGTCCGACCCGTCGGGGACTTTGCGTGCGTTGGGGAACGCTTTGGGTGTAGAGAACAACCTGGTCCGCCAAGACGAACATCAGTCTTGGGAAGACGAGGATCCAACCACTCAACGTGTCGCCAACCTCGAAGCCCAAGTTGCCCGTCAGGCGCAGACGCAAAGAAAACAGGCGTTGGACAGAGAAGTTTACCGCTTGAAGAGCCATTATGGAGATTTTGATGAACAGGCACTGTTTCAACATGCCCTGGACAATAAGATCTCCAATCTTGAGGCCGCATACACACACATGAATTTCAATGGGTTGGCTGGTTACGCTGGGAAACTCCAACGTGACCAGGATGCCCTTGAGGCGAAACGTGGAGGTGCCCCTGTTGAGGGCGGTAAAACCGTTCAGCAGGGCACTGTTGTGGATGACAACCCCAAGAAGGTTTCTTCACTGCGTGAAGCATTTGCCCTCGCCAAACAAGAATTAGGCACCTAAACCTTTGAAGGGGGTTTTATCATGGCTGGCAACAGCTCTTTTGATGAGATT